GATGGAAGCCGACGTGCTGCGCCCCCCGCCCGGCCAGGTCCGTGCCCCCTCCCAGAAGCCCGGCGGCCGCGGCAAGGCGCAGGTGGCCGGCGTGGTCACGCTGGACAGTCGGACCGAGGGACGCTCGTCCCTCGTCATCACACCCCCGCGCCGCACTCCTTCGGGAGGGGGCGGCACCCTGAACGCCGACGGCGAGGACGTGAACGACGCCGAGCGTCGGGTAGAGCTCGACTTCACGGACATGTCCAAGATGCTAGAGAAGATCGCCCAGCGACAGGACGATGAGGATACGATCATTGGGGCGTTCCGCGGAGAGGTAGGCATCCGGCTCAACTCACGGGACCTGTTCGCCATCGTGGATGGCGACCTCTCCCGAGACCGGGCTAAGGCCGCCCTGGACCGCCTGATCTCCCGCGGCTGGATCATGGCTGAAGGCGGGCGCGGAGGCCGGCAGTACACCTTGATCGCGGTCGGTGAGGATGGGCCAGAGGAGAGGGACCTGGACGACAAGGAGAGTGAGGACGACGATGCGTGACTTCGACAAGCTGCCACTACTGACGCCCGAGGAGGCGTTCGAGAGGGCCTGGGAGGAGGGAGGCTCGGCCCATCCGGTGTTCGATCGCGGATACCGTGTGCGGGGCCTGAACGACTGGAAGGCGATCGAGACCTTGCTGCGCCAGAACGACGTCCCAGACATAACCGTCGCGTCCTTCGGCCTGAAGCGCTTCGAGGAGATTTTCGACGTGTTCGCCACGCTGTCTGAGCGAGGATGGCACCTTTGGCAGACGGCGGCAAATGTATACGTCGGAGGGGAGCGGAAGACCGTGCAGGCTATCCGAGCCCACTACCGCGGCGACTAAGCCTCGAATTGGCCCAATTTCAACGGAAACTACCCCAGTGACACAAGTCACTGGGGTAGACCTTTACCGGGGCTTGCATCGCGGCATACGCGCTGCGTAGTCTTGAGCCATCAAAGGAATGACCGCTACGGCGGAAAGGAGAACTGAAATGGCACGCAAAGGATCTATGCGGGCGCAGCGCAAGCGCTGGGCGCAGTGGGAGGCGTACCGCAACGAGATGTACGTGACCGACGAGAAGGCCCTCGCCCGCGCCTACCGCGAGTACAGCCTGACCGGCGTTCTGGAGGACCCGTGGACCGGGGACCGGTACTGCCCCTCCTGCGAGAAGCCCGAGCAGTACTGCGACTGCGGCTCCGCCGCCTGATCCCGACCCATCACCGCCACCTATCAATCACCGCCACCCATAAGGAATCACCATGAGCCCCAAGCCCGGAACCTACTCCCTGACCTCCCCCAACGCCGTCTACGCCAACCGCGCCCTGAACCACGCCTACTGGGCGCTGGGCGCCACGATCTTCGTCATGGTCCTGCACACCATGACCTCGGCCGACGGCCTCCTCGACATCGTGTGGGGCGCCTGGATGCTCTTCGAGTTCTCGCAGATTGTCCGCTACGGCGTCAAGTCGATCAAGGCCGGCATCCGCGACGGCCGGGTCCTGGCCATCTCCATCCGCGAGGGCGCCCTCGTCTCGATCCCGGAGGATGCTGCGCTGTGACCGTGATCCTGAGAGCTATCGCATCCATCATCAAGACCTATAGAAGGAGGGCGAAGTGACCCGCAACGGAATCGTGAGCGCTGAGGAGATCATGCGCCGCGTCAAGGAGTCCCCGACCGGGGACGTCAAGGACGGCGACATCCTGGCCGTCAAGGGCAAGAAGCCGATCTCGTACGTTCCCTCCCGCCGCGCCGGCCGCGAGAGGACCAAGGCTGAGCTCGTCGGCGAGTACCTCCGCTACCTGACCGACATCCACGACCGCCGCAAGGACCTGTTGCGAATCCCCGAGGAGCAGCGGCAGGCGCACATCCTGGCTGAGGCTGAGAAGGCCGCGGCCCTGCACCTAGGAGAGATACGATGAGTTACGACAAGGACGCGGACGACCTCCGCCTGATCGACCTGAGCCAGAACATCCGCCTAAAGCGCGGAAGCGACATCATCGCCGACGCGATCATCTACCACGGCGACTGCTGGTGGAAGGTCCTCGGGAACGGGACCACGATGGAGAGTGAGGTCCTGTACGCCGAGAAGGCCGGGAGTCTTCGGCACGACGCCGAGGAGGTCACGATCCCCATCGACGACGCCAGGACGTACCTGACCGTCATGCAGGGCTCCCCGTTGCAGTTCCGCGACGGCGACCTCATCTCGACCGAGTGGCCCGACAAGGACCTGATCTACGTGGACAAGGCGCTCCGCAAGGCCGCCACGACGCGGGACGGCGTCTTCGAGAAGGACGAGGTCCACGGCCTGTTCTCCCGCCGGTACGACAGCGACGGCGACTGCTACTACGCGCCGGTCGAGGCCGAGGACCAGGGCATCGACAAGCGCTGGATGCTCATGGAACACTACGACCTTATCCTGGAGTGGCGCCCCGTGAACATAGCTGCGGTGCTGCAGGAGGCGATCTGAGTGCCTAGGTTCGAGTTCGGAGGGCCTCCCCGCTTCGCCCACCAGAAGCGGGGCCTGGCCAAGCTCATCTCCTGCAACGGTGTCGGGGCCCTCCTCATGGAGCCGGGGACCGGGAAGACCGCAGTCACGCTGGACTACTGCTCCCTGCTAGCGCTGGCCTCGCCGCGCCGGGAGGCCCGCGTCCTCGTGATCGGTCCGCTCGCCGCCGTTGACCAGTGGGCTCTCCAAGCCCCGAAGTGGGTCAGCCCGCAGGTCAACGTCTGGGCCGAGGCCCTAGGTGGCTCGGTCATGCAACGTGTCGAGGCCCTCCGCTCCCGAGGTGGGAAGGACGTCGCCAAACCGACTGGCGGTCGAGGACGCGGCGCCGGAGACAGTGTCCGCGCACTGCACGCGACCCGGGCCTGGGCGCTGGCCGCCCGGCGAGATGGCGTCGATCTGGACCGGAAGATGGCGGCCAAGGCCGGCCCGGACGTGCTAGGCGACGACAAGCCGCGCCTCGTGATCGAGGCGATCAACCTGGACACGCTCTCTCAGCGTCGGCAGGTCGGGTCCAAGACGATGGCCGACGTCGTGCTCAGCGCCGTCACCGACTTCGATCCCGACCTCGTCGTGATCGATGAGATGCACAAGATCAAGTCGGTCTCGTCCAACGCGTCTCGCCTGGCGGGACGGATCGGCTCACGGGTCGAGCGCCGCATCGGCCTGACCGGGACGGTGATCCCCCACTCCCCGCTCGACGTCTACGGTCAGTGGCGGTTCCTCGACCCCCGCGCCTTCGGCCGGGTGCAGCCCAACGGCGAGCGCCGCGTGGCGACGTTCAAGCACTTCAAGGAGGACTACGCCGAGATGGGCGGGTACATGGGGCACGAAGTCGTAGGCTTCAAGAACCTGGACCGCCTGGAGGAGATCATGGGCGAGCGCTCATCGGTCGCCATCAAGGAGGAGTGCCTGGACCTGCCCGACGCCGTCGATACGGTCCTCCCCGTCGCGCTGAGCCCGAGGGAGCTCAAGGCGTACGAGGACATGCGTACGAAGCTGCAGGTCGAGTTCCGCGAGGAGGACGACGTCCGCGAGGCAGGCGACGGCGGGGACGCCGCCACCGCGGCCAGCCGGCTGGTCCGCATGACCCGGCTCCGCCAGATCACGGCCGGCCACCTCCCCGACGACGAGGGGCAGGTCCGAGAGATCGGCCGGTCCAAGGCGAAGACCATCGCCTCCCTCATCCACGACACGCTGGAGGACGAGAAGCGCATCGTCGTCTTCGGAACCTTCACCCGCGAGCTCGCGGCGCTGGAGGAGGAGATTGCCGACAAGCGGACCACGGTCCTGCGGATCGATGGCTCCACGAAGCCTGAGGATCGCCTGAAGATGCGCCAGCGCTTCGGCTCGGACGACCCGGCCCGGCTTGTCATCGTCGCTCAGATCAAGGCGCTCTCGGTCGCCGTGAACGAGCTGGTCACCGCCCGGAACGCGATCTTCGCCTCGCTACCGTGGCAGCGCGACGACATCGTGCAGGCCCGCGACCGGCTCAACCGGCTCGGTCAGAAGAGCGCAACCACGTTCTGGTACGCGCTTGCACCTGGCACCGTGGACGACTTAGTCTTCCAGGCCTACCAGGACCGCACGGACCTGGAGAAGACCCTTATGAATCACATCTACGCCGATAGGAAGTAGCAGTCACCATGAGTCCCACCCAGCGTCCCGAGGAGGACGTCATCACGGCCGAGAAGGCCACCTACTCCTCGCTCACCCTCCACCGCCGCTGCCCCCAGGCGTGGAAGTACCGCTACATCGACGGGCTGCGTCGCTCTCGGTCGGAGATCACTCCGGCCCTCGACTTCGGTTCGTGGTTCCACGCCGTTCGAGCCCTGGACCGGATCGCTAAGGGCGTGGCCGAGGGCACCCTGAAGGCTCACCCCGAGGAGATTCAGACCACCGACACCGGCCCGACCTTCCCGTGGGACGCCTCCCCGTCGGACGTCATGGCCGCCGCCGTGGACTACTGGGACCGGCTCGGTGAGGACGCTCGGGAGGTCTGGATCGCCTGGCTGGGCCAGCCTCTCCCGCAGCGCCTCTCCCACGTCTACGCCGAGTGGCGTGAGCGCTGGGCCGAGGAGTCCGAGAATGAGGCCGTCCTCGCCGTCGAGCAGCGCTGGGAGCGGGAGGTTCCGGGAACCGGGGTCACCCTGTGGGGCTACGCCGACGAGGTCTACCAGGACCGCAAGCGCGGGATCGTCGTGGTGCGTGACTGCAAGACGTCCGGCACCCTCGGGCAGGTCACGAGCCTGGACGAGATGATGGACAGCCAGGTCCAGCTCTACGCGTGGGGCCTGGCCCCGGACTGCGCCGAGTGGGGCGTTCCGGCGCCGCGGGCCGTCGCCTTCGATCGGGTTCGGTCCAAGGCTCCGAAGACTCCCAAGATCACGAAGGCCGGCAAGCTCTCCGCGTCGGTCAAGGACTACGACCTGCGCACGTACCTGGAGTGGTGCGCCGACGGCGTCCCCTTCGAGGGGATGAAGAAGGACGGGAGCGCGGCCGGCACCTACACGGCCGAGGAGTCCGAGATTGAGCGCCTGACTTCCCCGCAGGCCGTATCGCAGTGGTTCGCCAGGCACCTGACCCCGGTGAGCCCGTACCTCGTGCGCTCGCACCTCCAGGCCGCGGCCGACACCTGCTCGGACATCTCCCGGACGCGAGTCCGCGCCGACCGTCGGGGCGAGGCCCCGCGCAACTTTGGGAAGGCGGCGTGCCAGTTCTGCGAGTTCGCCGACCTGTGCCGTGCGCAGATGGTCGGCGGGCCGGGCGGCGAGTATGCGCCGGAGGAGTACGGCCTCCGCTACCGTGACCCGTCTCACAGCGGGAGGTAGCCTTCCGGGCTTGCAATGCCCGCCGTCATACACCTACAGTTAAGTCACCACCCAAACAGCGGAAGGAAATTCAATGGCCAGTTTCGCCGGCGTCAACATTGTTGACGTGAACGAGGAGGCAGCCGACTACGGCCGGTGGCTGATCCTCGGGGCACAGGGCTCCGGCAAGAGCTCGCTCGCCTCAACGGTCGCCACGATGGGCAAGACGCTGTTCATCGACCTGCCGGGAGAGAAGGGGACGCAGTCCTTCAAGAACGCCCCGTACGCCAAGAACATCGACGTGGTCCGTCCTGAGAGCGTCACCGCCTTGGACGACATCTTCTGGAGCCTGGACAAGGGCGGGCACGGATACAAGGCAGTCATCCTCGACAGCCTCACGGCCCTCCAGAAAATGACGATGCGCTACCTCACCGGGTTCTCGGAGACGGCGGTTCGCGAGATCAAGCAGGGCACCGCCCCAGCCGACCAGCGCACGTGGGGCCAGGCGCTCGACATCATGACCGACACGGCCGTGTTCTGGTACGGACTGGCCGACGGCAACCGTTCTGAACCCATGCACGTCGTCATGACGGCTCAGGTCAAGATGGTCGAGGACGAGATCAACGGCGGCGTGCGCCGCTCTCCGGACGTCCAGCGCGGCGCTCAATCGATCATCCGCGCCACGCCGAACTACATCGTCTACGCCGACGTCGAGGAGGACCTCGACAACACAGGCCGAGACGACGGCCCCTCGCTGAAGCACATCGTCCGCTTCGGCACCGACCCGGAGTACGGGACCAAGGCCCGTATCCCCTACAACCTTCGCGGGAAGGTTCCGTCCGTCCTTGGACGCGACCACCCCGTGACGCTGGAGAAGCTCTCACGCTTCCTCGGCGTGGGCGGAGTCCCGGAGCGCAAGCCCGCCGCCAAGTCGGCCAAGGCCGACGACTGACACCCAGTAACCCAACCTCACAGGAGAAATAACCATGGCCCTGACCTTCGACTTCACCAACTACAAGGACACCTCCACCGCGCATGTCGCCCCCGGCACCTACCACGCTGAGGTCTCCGACTTCGAGGAGACGACCTCCAAGGCCGGCAACGCAATGTTCGTCGTCTACCTGGAGATCACCTCCGGCCCGCACGCCGGCCAGCAGATCATCGACCGACTTCCTCAGACGGAGAAGGCCATGTTCCGGTCCGCCGCCTTCCTTCAGGCCCTCGGGGTCAAGATCGCCAAGAAGCGCATCTCCCTGAACCCGAAGAGCCTGATCGGCCGCCCCGTGGACATCGTTGTGGAGGACGGCGAGCCCTACAACGGCCGAGTGAAGAGCGAGGTGCGCGAGTACCTTCGCGCCACGAAGCCCGTGGAGTCTAAGCCCGCCGCGGCCGATCCGATGGCCGACGAGGCCGAGATCGCCGAGCCTGCCCCCGCCGCTGAGACGGCCAAGCCGGAGCTCGACGCTACGGTGGAGGACGCCGTCGAGCTCGACGTGGACGCTCTGGACATCGACGACCTGGACCTCTGAGGTCCGAATCGTGAGACGGCCCCGCTACGGCGGGGCCGTCCCCTTAGACAGAAAGGAGTGACATGGCTAGCAAGGAGAGTGGCGTCGTGGACGCCATCCGGCGCCGCATCGCGCAGGTCTGGCCGAACTCGGTCACCTGGAAGATGCACGGCTCGGTCTACATGGAGGCCGGCATCCCCGACGTGCTGTGCTGCGTCGAGGGGCGCCTGATCTTCCTGGAGGTCAAGCACCAGAAGCCGGGCGAGTCCAGAGCCCACGCCCTGGCTCGCACGTCGGTCGAGCAGGTCCGACAGATTCGTCGCGTGCGCGCCGCCGGCGGCGCAGCCTGCACCGTCCTGGACGCCGATGAGGCCGAGTGGGCGGTGCGCGAGGCGCTGACCGGCTCGACGCTGTCGAGCATGTACCCAGTCGTCGGGGCCGGAGGTGATCTCAGTGGCGAGAGCTAGGCTGACCGCTACCGAGTTCGACTTCGTGCGCCAGCTGGAGTGGGAGGACATGACTCCGGCCCAGCTGAAGTCGGCCCGAGAGACCTGGAGGACCGGCGCCGTCTACCAGGATGAGGTGAACCCTCGAGTCTGGTGGGTGAGGTCCTACTCGGCCAGGAACATGGGAGAGACTAAGCGAGCCGGCGGGAAGCGGTTCCACCATGTGGTTCTGAAGTCTGACCACGGGTACCCGCGGTTCACGTGCACCTGCAAGCACGGCCAGAACTCGCGCTGGGCGTCGTGCTGGCACGCGAAGACCGTGGCCCGAATCTACCGCATCATGGTCGATCAGATGAAGCGCCAGGAGATGGAGGACCTTGCCCATGAGTAACGCCGCACGGGCAGTGATTGACGACATTCCCGAGCAGCCTGAGAGCGGCGTGGCAGATGCCGGAGACGCCCTCATGGTCGCCGGAGACACCATCCTCTCGATCACGGCCGCCTGCGCCGGAATCCGATCTCGGATGGTCCGCGAGCAGGGCTGGAGCCCGGAGTTCGCCGAGACCTTCGCCCAGGACCTGGCCCGCGCCCTCGTGAATAAGTCCATGGCACCCTCTCAGGACTGGACCTCATCTCTGGAGGGGCTGTGACTACCGCGAAGCCTCCGGCGCCGCGCAAGCCGGCCCCGCTGGACTACACCCGACCGATCTGGAAGCGTCAGGACGGCGAGACAGAGGCCGCCTACGCCTCGTTCAAGACGTACCGGGACATGGAGCGCCGGCGGGTGCGGGACGCCCCCAATGGCAACCACTACTCGGCTCGGTGGTCGTGGCGGGAGAGGGTCGAGGCGTGGGACAAGCACATGGCCGAGAACGAGGCGAACGAGCTCGTCCGCTACCGGATCGCCATGGGGGACCGTCACCGGGCCCTCGGACGCAAGGCCCTGGAGAAGGCGGAGATGTGGCTCGACAGCCTCACGGAGGACCGGATCGCTCGGATGAGCGCTAACGGGATCGTCCAGATGATGGACGTCGCGGCGCGCATCGAGCGGGAGGCCGCCGGCGCCGGGGCCGACTCGGCCAAGGTGCAGATCGAGGTCTCCTCCAACCTGGCCGAGATGACGGCGTCGGCCACGACGTCGAGGATCGAGCAGCTGGTCGCGGAGGTCGAGCGCCGCAAGCGTGAGCAGGGCCTCATCGACGTAGGCCCGGCCGAAGTTGAGGTGATCGACGCCGAGCAGTAGAGTTGACCCGGGACACTGGGGCAGAGATACCGCCACCCTTTGGGATGAGGGGTGGCGGTATTCTGTACCCATATGGGATTCCACCTCAGCGATAGGAGTTGCTTATGCCTAAGGTGAAGAAGCCGCTGGAGCCGTGGGAGATGACTCCGGCCCAGCTGGAGGAGGAGCTCGAGGCCCTCATCAAGCGGCAGGCGTGGCTTGAGAATCAGCCGAAGTGCGACCGTCCCTCGTGCGACGGGAAGCCTCACGCCGGAGCGCCCTACCCACACGACCCGACCTACAGGCAGGCTGCCGACCCGCTGGAGAGCGCGCAGCAGCTCGACGAGGCCTACGCCGGCCGCCCCCATATCCAGTACCTCTCCGACCGCCTGGCAGAGGCCGTGCGCGCCGTTGAGAACGGCGAGAACCGCTACATGACCATCTCCATGCCGCCGCGCATGGGAAAGTCCACGCTGACCTCGATCAACCTGCCTATATGGCTGCTGCGCCAGCACCCGGACTGGAAGATCGGCCTTATCTCTCACTCGCCCCAGCTCGCCACGGCGTGGGGCCGTCAGGTCCGCCGCTTCGTAGAGGAGGACGGAGACAAATGGGGCCTGAAGATCGCCGGCGACGCTGGCGCCGTGAGCGAGTGGCAGACGACGCGCGGAGGGGGTATCGTCTCCCGCTCAGCGCCCGGCCAGTCGATCACCGGTCTCGGCTTCAAGGTCATGCTCATGGACGACGTCGTGAAGGACTTTGCCGACGCGCACAGCGAGGCGAAGCGCGAGGCCATCTGGGACTGGTGGCAGGCCAACGCCGTCACCCGACTCGAGCCTCCGTTCCTCTGCATCGCCATCGCCACCCGCTGGCACGAGGACGACTTCATCGGTAGGCTGCTCAACCCGGCCAAGAACCCCGACGCCGACAAGTGGGAGAACGTCATCTTCCCGGCCATCGCCGAGGAGGACGACCCCCTGGGCCGCGAGCCGGGCGATCCGCTCTACAGCCCGCTAGTGGAGGAGACACGGGAGGAGGCGCTGGAGCGCTGGGACTCGCTCAAGCGCTCGGTGGGCTCGTACATGTGGGAGGCGCTCTACCAGCAGCACCCGACGCCGGCCGACGGCTCGATCTTCAACCTCGGCTGGCTCCGGTTCTGGACGACCGACCCCTCCAAGGTCAAGGACGGCGACGACTCGGTGATCCTCCTGCCGCGCGAGCGCCTGGAGCGCGGGCAGTGGCTCGACTCGTGGGACCTCACCTTCAAGGGATCCTCGACGTCGGACTACGCCGTCGGCCAGCGCTGGTGCAGACAGGGCCCTGACCGGTTCCTGATCGCTCAGCAGCGGGGGCAGTGGAGCTTCACGCAGACCCTGGAGAAGATGCTGCGCTGGTGCAACGCCGGCGACCTGGACGACAAGGCGAGCCCTGGAGGGTCGTTCGTTCATCAGCGGCTCGTAGAGGACGCGGCCAACGGTACGGCGGCCATCGACGTGCTGCGCAAGAAGGTCGCAGGCATCAAGCCGATCAAGCCGCGGTCGTCCAAGGAGGTCCGGGCGCGGGCCGTGACGCCGGAGATCGAGTCCGGCAACGTCTACCTGCCTCACCCCTCGGACCCGGGCAACGGGTGGGTGAACGAGCTCATCTCCGAGATGCGTGCGTTCCCCTCAGGCCGCCACGATGACCAGGTGGACGCCCTGAGCATGGGCCTGCTCGGGATGCGGGACGCTGGCCAGGCGTCACTGTTCGTCCCTAGGGGTACGATCAGGCGCGCTGTGAGCGGACTCTCACTGGCCGGCACCATCCCACGGTTCTGACGGCTTGCATCTCCTGAGGGGTGGACGTATGATTTCATACGTCCACCCCAACTACGTTAGGAGACACGATGAAGTCACCTCAGAACAACTGCCCGGACGACCTTCTCCAGGCCCCGCAGCGACGGGTAGAGGAGCTAGAGCGCGCGCTCCAAGACGCCTACTCGTGGGCGTACTCCGATGGGGAGCTGTCCAAGCTGAACGCTCTCATGGAGGAGGCGGCCGTCCCGATCCCGGCCGAGATCGTCACCCGAAACCGAATGATCGAGGTGTGGAAGGAGGGGTTCAAGAAGTTCCACGGCTGGACCATCCCGCCGGAGAGTCCCTACTCCGAGCAAGAGCTCACCTGGATGCTCCACTACGCGTCCCTGCTGACCAATGCCGCGTACATACGCAAGGAGACGGCCAGAGAGTGGCTGTGGAAGATCGCTCGAGCGGCGTCGAACCTCCTGCCCGAGGGCGTTGACGTCCTGAGTCTCGCTCTGGAGGAGTATTCCCGCGCCGCGGAGAAGCACCCCGGCATGACGTTGGAGTGCGACGGGCACACCGAGGCCACGCGCCTGTTCGCCCTCGTGGAGGAGATCGGCGAGGTTGCGGCCTGCCTGACTTACGACAACAACGCCGAGACCGGCCACAACACCGAGCCCGG